AGTTCATAAGATGTGCCATTTGTAAAAGTAGAAACACCCCCCGATGAGATGGTGAGTGAATTTGTTAAACTACCTCCAACGGGACGTGTATAAAACTCTAATGCCGTACCAACGTTATCTGTATCTGCTACTGCTTTAATTAAAGCAACAGTTGAAACGCTCGAATTATAAAAGGCAATATTGCCTCTATTTCCGCTTGTGATTGATGATGAATTATGTAAAGCAACTGTAACTTCTGACGCTCTCTTTATTTCTAAATCAGCATAAATAGTGCTTCCCGTTCCAATACCCACATTGCCACCCGATTCTGTTATAATACTATCCTCGATATTTGCTCCACCCGTTGCCCATTTGGTAATAGTTCCTGCAGTTCCTGTTCCTGCAACTGTTCCTGTTCCTGCTGTTGTTTTTAAAACATTTCCACTATTGTCTGTTCCTAATAAGTAAGTAACTGTGCCTGTTTTATTACTAGCGTTATAGGCTGAAAGCCTTAATGTTCCTGTTGAATTAAACCAAGCACGAACGGCTCCTAGTCCTGTGGATAAAACAACATTATTATTATCAGTTGTTATGATTATTGTGCCATCATTACCATCAAAACCACCAATAATTACATTTCCTTCTGTGGCAGTTATTTCTGATCCTGCAAATTGTCCAATAAATACATTTGAGTTTTGAGTACTTGCTGCTACATTTCCCAAAGAAGAACCTGCGTTTTTACCAATAAGGATATTGCTACTTAATTTAGTTCCGTTTTGTCCTGCATTCAATCCAATTATAATATTTTCTCCTCCTGTATGAAATTGGCTTACATCATTAAATGCATTATTTCCTATTATAACATTTCCTGTACTAGAATTTGATGTTGGAAAAGTACCTGCATTACCTATGACAATATTTTTGTCTCCTGTTACCCCATCTTGAAGGGTTAATATTCTTCCATCATACTGAAAAGAACTTGAACTAGATACTGAATTAGAACCATCAAATACTGCTATTTGATCATCAGCACCCGAACCCGAAATTCCACTTGTAGCAGCATCTATAAATGAATATGTTCCACTACCATCAGTAGACAACACTTGTCCACTAGTCGTTCCATCAGTAACTGCTGAAATAGCACTTGTACCATTACCTAATAAAATACCCGTTAATGTAGTTGCTCCCGTTCCTCCATTAGCAACACCTAGTGTACCACCTATAGTAATAGTTCCACTTGTAGTAATTGGTGAATTTGTAACAGTTAATCCCGTTGGAACGCTTAACGCTACTGATGTGACAGTTCCCGTAGTTGCATCTACTTCAATAACATAACCACTAGAATCAACTGCTAATGTCTTGGCTAATGTTCCCGTATGTGTTCCGCTGCCGTAATCGGGCATTTGTAGCTTACCAACATTATCTATTAATTGTCTAATGTTAGCTGCTCCATCTGAAATAATAATACGATTAGATAATCCATCAATTGTGCTTCCCGTGTTTGAGCCAATAACTACATTATTGTTTCCCGTTACAATTGCATTACCCGAATTATAACCAACTCCAAGATTATGATCGCCCGTACTAATTCTTAATGCTCTAAATCCTAAAGCAGTATTGTGGCTACTAGTTGTATTAAAGTTTAATGCTTGGTAACCTAAAGCTACATTTTGTCCTCCGAAAGTATTAGCATAAAGCGAATAACTACCTATTGCGGTATTAAAATTACCATTATTAGAATAAAACAATGAATAATTTCCTATAGCCGTGTTATCAACACCTACGGTTTCATTGAGTAATGAGGAAAAACCAACAGATGTGTTATTATCTCCCGTTGTTATAGAAAAGGATGATTGATAACCAAAAGCACTATTATTACTGCCTACAAATCCTACTTGACTTAAATTACCCTCTCCAAAACCCGTATTAAAACCATCCGTATTTAATGCTATATTTCCTCCACCAATGTTATAATTTTTTATATCACTAGGTACATTATTCGGCTGATATAATGTAATAGTACCATCAGATGCAATTAATAAATTACTTGATGCACTAACCACACTTGTTCCGTTTCCTAGAATAACTCCCGTTGGTAAGTTTGGCAATGCATTTACTCTAAATGCTCCTAGCACCGTTAATGCTCCTCCATTACCTCCTTTAATTACCTTACCTATCTTTTGTATTAAATTAGCCTCTCCCGTTGGTGCAGTATCAACCAATCCACCCGCAGTTGCAGAACTTACAAACAACTCATCACCCGTTGAAAATCCCGTTAAATTTAATCCCGTTAACTCACCACTAGTTATACATTCACCTTCATCGTTAATATTGTTGAGGCTTTCTTTCATTATACCAAGAGCGGGCATTTTAGTAGAATCACTAGCATTTGCCTTACTTACTTCGGGATTATCACCCGTACCTCCACTTATATATACAACATCACCTTTTGACAATACTTCTGCTGCTTTTACTTTTTGAAGTAAAGCACCATTTATATCACCGTTAAATTGAGCAGTTGTGGTTATATCAGCACTACTAGATATAGCAATTGTAGTTGTGTTGCCTTGTGTTAATACCTCTTCTAAAGTTTGATTATCTGATGACTCAGTAAAATACAAAGTACCACTACCATCCGTAGATAACACTTGTCCCGAAGTTCCATCTGCATTTGGAAATGTGTAAGCGTTATGAAATCTAATTGCAGTATTTGAGAGATATAATTGTGAACCATTTCCTCCACCATCAGTAATCCTAATAAGACTAGACGTAAAAATTCCGCTATCCGTGGTTTTTAATAAACCTAAATAACTATCCTTTATTTTATTTCCTGTTAATGCTGCCATGCTTATTTCTTTTTTCTCATTTCTCTTCTCAAATCCTTAAATAACTGTGCCTGTTTCTTCCATATAGCGGGGAAAAAGAATGGATGAGGCTTTGTTCCGTTTGTCAATACATCCATTATAGCAATTCCAATACCATCTTCACTAAAACCCCTAGATATAAAGTAATCTGTTAATCTTTTTATTACATCCCCTCCTTCTCCCTTCATTCCTCTAAATGTACTAGCGTATGAAGACAAACTAGATGGTGGATTTGCTCTTTTTCTTGTTCCAAACTCAACAAATGCTCCGTGAACAGAATCAACAACCAACTTCCATTCGCCTCCCTTTTTTGGAGTAATCTTCTTTTTTACTCTTAAACTCTGTTTTAAATCTCCTTGATCAACAGATTTATTCCTAACTAAATTTAATTCAGCTTCTTTTTTTGAACCCTCAATAAACTTGTTAAATGCCATTTCAATGTTTTTATTCTTCTTTGCAAACATTGATGAAACATGAGCATTAAATTTATTACTATTACTTCTAAAACTGATACTCATTCTATTACGTTACAAACTAGTTCAATAATTCTTTGATAACTCTCTTGAGCAGAAATAGAAACAACGCTATAATCCTTGTCCCTCCAATTAATAAAATTAGATTTAGTTAACAATGGATCCAATTGAGCGTTTCTTATTCTAAAAACCCAAACTCCTTCTAATACATTTTGATTTCCGGTTAAATCTTGTCTATCTTCTCTCTTTTGATAGATGTCTGCCCAAGTACTTAGTACATCACTTTCAGCATCAAAAGAACGTTGTCCTGTTGTGCTTGTAGTATAAGTCCTAGATTTGATAGTTATTCTTTCCCTCATATTACAATAGGTTTGTACGGAGACATTAATTGAATTGTCTCTGTGGGTGGCGCCGTAGGTACATCCTTATCAAAGAAACTTCTATTATTATCGTACATAACCTTAATGTAAGCGAGTGTAGCTAGTTTTATTTCACTTGGGACGGAGGATCCATCCGAATTATAGTAAATGTTTACTGTTTCATATGATTTTTTAAAATCTAAAACCAAACTTCTTGCTCTACTATTAGTTAATCCATAAGTCCAATAATCAGTAGATTCAGTAAACGTACCGCTACCATCTGAATTAAAAGTATTATAAGTTACGTTAGTAATAGTAGTTACAGGAGAAAATAATAAATCAATATATTTCTCTGTAGAATCGTATTGAATTACAATATCTCTGTCTCTTAGTGTTTGCTTGAATTGCCTTTCTATATAAGAAGCAGCAGCTTGAAACATATCACCAATAAGAACATCATCAGTAGAGTTATCTACCTTCAGATAGTTCTTTATTTCAGTTAATGTTAAATAATCAAAACTATCGCTTTGTCCACTCGCATCAGAAATAGTATAATTAATCATTCTCTAATTCTTCAATTAAACGAGATTCTTTCCATCTTTTGTCGGCTTCTTTACCAAATTTATCTAAATATTGTTCTCTTAAAGAATCAATATCATCTACCTCTTCTTCTTTGGTTTCTACCTCAACCTTTAATTCCTTAGTCTGAACAACTTGCTTTTCTTCTTTCTTAACGAAATCATATGTTTCATGAATAGCTTGTCCTGTTTTAATTAAGTGTTGTTGATCAGCTTTAGAGGAAACATCTAAAATATCCCCTACCTTAAATTGTCTACCATCATGTAAGAAATCAACTTTTACTTTCATTTGTGCCATACTACTTTGATTTTAATAAATGTTCTAAAATTTTATTATTTAAATTTTCTATACTACCTAGCCTATGTCCTATTTCATTTCTAAATTGTTGATCAGAAGTACTATTAATTTTTACCTCACTCTCTATCGTATTAACTTTCTTTTCTAGATTATCTAGTCTATTGTCGTGTTGCTTCAAGGTAGCGTTTTGTTGTTTGTCAATTAGTTTGTGTCCGAGGACGCTTCCTCCGGCTCCTGTTGCTCCAACTCCTAATAATGCCATCAATTCTGCCCA